GACTGGACAGCCGGCAAGGTAACCGAAAGGTTTCAGAGGCTAGAAGGCATGATTCAAGACGGGAGGTTTGAGCCGTCACCAGAGCGCTCGAAGTGCAGATTTTGTGATGTGTCGTGGGCCTGCCAATACCAAACTTGACACTAGGAAGATAAAGGTATGAGTGAAGCGTTGACAACTATGGAAATCACCGTCACCAGGGTCATCAACCCTGACGGTCAGCTAGGGCTGAAGGTGACAACACCTGAACAGTTCTCGTTCGTGGAAGCTTTGGGGTTGCTCGCTGCCGCGCAGTGGCAACTGTTCCACCAGATGACACAACGATACGGAGACTAATTGTTCACCCTCAACCAATCCCTCTACGTCAAAGGCTCCGGTGGTGACCCGCTACCAACCGTGTGGGAATCCCTAGAAAAGAAAGGCACCCGGTTCCTACGCGGGCAACTAGCTTTGATCTGCGCCGGCCCAGGCGTGGGCAAATCAGCTTTGGTGCTGACCTACGCACTCAAAGCGAAAGTCCCAACCCTGTACTTCAGTGCCGACTCCGACGCCTTCACCCAACTATCGAGAAGCGTGTCAATAGTCACCGGCTGGGACATGGGCCGAACAACCCGCATGGTACGCAACGAACAGTTAGGAGAAACATCCAAAGAGTTCGACAACATCCCCATCCGGTTCATCTATGACGCATCCCCAACACCTAAACGAATAGAAACAGTCATGGAGGCTTACTGGGAACTGTACGGGGACTACCCGGCCCTAGCTGTCATCGACAACGTGACCAATGTTCGCACCGGGGGTGACAACGATGATGACCCGTTCGCCGGCCTCGAATCGTTGATGGACGAACTGCACCGCATGGCAAGGGTCACCGGATCGTGTGTGATCGGTTTACACCACGTCACAGGGAAGTACAACGATGCGTGCGAGCCGATCCCTTTGTCCGGTGTGAAGGGGCAGATCGCACGTGTGCCGGAGATGGTGTTGACGTTGCACAAGATCAGTGAGCAGTTCGGGCCGGCATCGTTGCGGGTATCGACTGTGAAGAACCGGGCAGATAAATCCGATCCCTCAGGGTATGACTGGACAGAGTTGGACTTCTGGGGCGACACAATGCAAATAAAGGACAAATGATGAACTTTACCTTGACAGTAGGTATAATGATCTGGTCGGTGACCCTGATGCTGGCTGCGGGGTGGTCCGAATGATCCCATCCGTTGCCCTCATCGTCGGGTTGACCATCTTGTTGTTCGTGTGGTGGGACTGGTACACCGCACGGGAAACAGACCGGGAAATTGCGAAGTTCTTCGATGACCACGACAAAACGTAAACCCGGTCACCGCTCCCAGGACCGCCGGCACAAACGAAAGAGTTGCATCGACTGCATTGACGAAGGGATCACCACCGGGCGTAAAGCACCGCATCCAGGCCCACGGTGCGCTACGCACCACCGGGCGAAGCGCGCTAACCGTCGCTCCCAAACACAGGAGCAGCGGTGGATGCAGGTGTACGGCATCACAGCGGACGAATACTGGGCGATATACCGATACCAGCTTGGTCGCTGTTTCATCTGTGAGCGCGCCACAGGCGCACGCAAACGGTTATCGGTGGATCACTGCCACAAAACGGGTTTGGTTCGTGGGTTGTTGTGTTCGACCTGTAACTCGAAGGTTCTGGGTCACGCCAGGGATGACATCACGTTTTTCGAAAGGTGTATCGACTACCTGATAGAGCCACCGGCTGTTCGGATCATCGGTGAACGGGTGACACCGGACATGCGTACTTGACATTGCCCTGAAAGGAACCATGAAACGATTACTTGATCTTTACTGCGGGGCAGGAGGGGCCGGACACGGGTACGCGCAAGCGGGCTTTGACGTAACCGGGGTGGACATCGTTGACCAACCCAACTACGCGGGTCACATGTTCGTGCAGATGGACGCCATTGACTTCGTGAACCAGTTCGCGCACAAGTTTGATGTCATCCACGCCTCACCGCCGTGCCAACGGTACTCAACGCTAGGGAAAGGGAACAATGCCAATTCTGATAAGTACCCTGATCTTCTGGCTCCTACCAGGGATGCGATAGCGGCCACCGGGAAACCGTATGTGATCGAGAACGTGCCCTCCGCGCCGCTGGTAAACCCGATCATGTTGTGCGGGGAAATGTTCGGGCTCAGGGTGATACGTCACCGGCTGTTCGAGTCCAACGTCCTGCTGATGCAACCAGAGCATTTGCCGCACAGGGGCAGGGTTGCGGGTTGGCGGCACGGGGAGAAGTTCGATGGGCCATGGTGTCAAACGAAGCTGGAAATCGCTGAGGCGATCCCCCCGGCTTACACAGAGTTCATCGGTTCACAACTTGACGTTGCCCGTGGCTAGGCACAGGGGCAGGTTCAAGTGGCGCAAGTACAGCCGGTACAGCGGAAACCTCAAGGACTACTGGAAGCACCCAAACCGCAAACACGAAAGGCACAGGATGACCGAACCTTTGATCGTCGCAGTCATCAAACGGTATCAACCGGGGTGGGAACCGCCACCGGACAACGGGTACGAGTGGGTTTCTTGTTTGTGCCCTTTCCACCCTGACACGAACAGGTCAGCGTCGGTGTCCTATAACCGGGCGGCTTTTCATTGTTTCGCTTGCCCCGCGAAGGGGGATGTGATCGCACTTATCCGGCAACAAGAAGGAGTTGATTATGCCCAAGCCTTCACCACAGCAGAAACAATTTATGCGGGAAGCGACCACCCAGTACCACGAAAGCCTCGAAAGCAGCCCCGCGCACAAATATTTACAGGCGAGAGGTTTAGCGGAGGCGACGAACTTCCGGTTGGGGTTCGTCAAGAACCCGCTCGCTGGACATGAAACGTACCGGGGATTCCTCGCAATCCCCTACCTGCGGAGAACACACGACAACCAATGGTCAGTCATCTCCATCAGGTTCAGGTGCATCCAAGACCACGAACACACCGGGCACGGCAAGTACATGACCGTCGCCGGGGAAACACCGCACCTGTTCAACACAGCGGCGTTGCTGAAACCGGGGCCGGCTGTGGCGATCACAGAGGGTGAACTGGATGCGATAACGGCGCAGCAGTGCGGGATACCCACCGTGGGTGTTCCTGGTTCGCAGGCGTGGCAGCCGCACTTCTGCGAACTGTTCCTGGGGTACCGGGAAGTTTATGTGCTGGCCGATGGTGACGCTGCCGGGACGCAGTTCGCCAACACCGTCGCAGGGTCTTTACCCAACGCGAAGGTGATCCCGATGCCCGCCGGCCACGACGTCAACTCACTCGTCACCACCCAAGGCAAACAAGCGTTAATCGAAAGGATGAAATGACAGTAACCGTCTACACCCAGCCGGGATGCCGCCCATGCAAACGGGTACTAACGAAACTGCTCGACGCAGGCATCGAACACCGGGTTGTTGATGTTTCAGTAGACCCGAAAGCGAAAGGCTATCTGAACCTGATCGGTGCCCGCTCGGTGCCGGTGGTTGTTGCTGACAACGGGTATGAGCCCATCGTGGGGTATCAGCCTGATTTGTTGAAGTATCTGATCGAAACGTATCCGAAGGAGGACACGGGTGTTTAATTGGGATTTTAATGTGAGTGTTTCGGTGGGCTTTCCTAGTTTCAGCCGGCTGGTAGACACGATTCACGATTATGTGTGGGAGCCGGAGGACGACGATGAGTGACCCTATCAACCCCACCCATTACAAGCGTGGGCCTTTGGTTCGCGGTGTCAGGGTCGAAGCTATTGATGTTACTCGTGAGGTTGCGGACTTCCGGTTGGGTAACGCCATGAAATACATTTGGCGTGTCGGATTCGGCGGTAAGGACAACAACATCGAGGACATTAAGAAGGCTGTCTGGTATCTCAACGATTGGTTGGAGCATCCGAATGAGTAAACGCATAGTAGTCATCCCTGACACACAGTTGCCGTACCACGACCGGAAAGCACTCAAGGCTGTAATCCGCTTCATCGGGGACTACAAACCCGACGAGGTAATCCACATCGGTGACGTAATGGACTTCCCTCAGCCTTCGCGGTGGACAAAGGGCACTGCCGGGGAGTTCGAGGGCAGCGTGTTCGCGGACTGCGAGCAAGCTAAACGCACCTTGTTCGAGCCGCTGCGGAAAGTGTTCGACGGCCCTATCGGTGTGCACGAGGGCAACCACGATGAACGCCCACGCACCTACCTGTCGAAGTACGCACCAGCCCTGGCTGAGTCCGGTGCTTTCAATATCGAAACTCTCCTTGACTTTAGGGAGTTCGATGTTAAACTGTTACCGGAGTTCAATAAGATCGCGCAGGGCTGGATTACTACGCACGGGCACAGGGGTCAGATTGCGTTGTCCCGTGTCGCCGGCAACACCGCGTTGAACGCGGCGGTGAAGTTCTCCACAAGCGTGGTGATGGGGCATACGCACCGTATGGGTGTGCTGTCGAAGACGCACGGTTACGCCGGCAATATCACTAGTCAGGTTACGGGGATGGAGGTTGGTCATCTTATGAATCAGAAGCTCGCCCAGTATTTGAAGGGCGGGACTGGGAACTGGCAGATGGGGTTCGGCATTTTGACGGTGGAGTCCGGTTATGTGAAGCCGGAGTTGGTTCCTATCAGCCGTGGAAGGTTCACGGTTGATGGGGTTACTTGGGAGGTTTAACTTGACTGTAGGTGAAACATACGAGCAGCGGTGGGTACGCAGGGACGCGAAGTTACAGGAGCGGCTTGCGGATATCCCGTCAAGGTTCACTAATGAGGCACTGTACGAACCCGCCCCCGTTGGGGTGGCTGTTCAGAACGCGGAGCATGACCTTTTCGGGACAAGCTTCACAAAGTTTTCTTCTCAGGTCCGTAGGGCTGCGCGGGCTGTCTCATATCAGTGGCCGGGGCTGCTTGACATTGAGGAAGCCGAACAAGAGTTGTGGGTTCACCTTATGGAGACTCCTGGGACGATAAGAAAACTGCGGGACGCTTTCGATGACAGGCAGCGTTTGAACGCACTTGTTGAGATAGGTCAGCAGATCGGCAATAAAGCCCTGACAGAACATCGCATTTTTATGGGCGACTTCCGGTACTCGGTGAATCAAGTTAAGCAGATTTTGGTTAAGGCTGCGGAGCAGGAACGTGACCCTTCCCTGAAGTTGCTTACGCGGTCTGCGCTTCTTGATCTGACACGCGGAACTGAGGCTTTAAGGAACAGAAACTCCGATTACACAGAGGCGATTTCCAAACGCTACAGGGACGGCATCGTACCTAAGCAGGGGGCACAAGCCTTTCGGTTAAGTGCCGCGCTTACTGCACTGACAACTGAAATGAACAGGGCTTTCAAACAATCCCACGCGGAGCGTTCGGACGGCCCCGGTACACGCAAACGGGTGTCTAGGGCAGCAGCAGCAATGGAAACGAAACGCAACTGGGATGACGACAGCGCCGAAGCTGTCAACAGATTGATTCAACAAGCGAAAGTGACATTCAACAGATGAGCAAATACAAGGACGAATACGGCTACAACGATGTTGACGCAATCCTACTTGCTGGGCGCGAAAAGAACCACGATGACCTCGACGGCTATCTGCGGTTTGACCCAGACGAATTGGATGACGAGGCGTATTGGGATGAATACGAGGACGATGATGATGCTTAATCTACTTGACCCTGTGTTCAACGGGATGGGCCGGTCAGAAATGTATCGCGCCCTGATCTTCCCGAACATTTTTCCGCATGAGAAACCGATGCTGATTGAGAACTGGTCTAAGCAGGATCGGGAAATGTATTGCGGCGGCATCTTCACGAAAGGAACTAAATGACTGACATTAACTGGGGACCGACCGGAGAACTGGTCTACAACCGCACCTACAGCCGAACCAAACCGGACGGCACCAAAGAAAACTGGGCCGAAACCGTCCAACGAGTAGTGGACGGCAACCTCGCCCTAGTCGATGAACGGCATCAAATCCCGCAGGAACGGGAACTGCTCATCGACATGATGCGGGACTTCAAAATCCTCCCAGCAGGACGCCACCTGTGGGCATCCGGGGTCACGAACGCCCAGCACCTTTTTAACTGCTGGGTGGCCGGCTGGACACCCAACCCAGCCGACCACTTCGAGTTCACCTTCATGCGGCTCATGGAAGGCGGCGGGGTAGGGGCGAACTACTCCAACAAATACCTGTCCGACTACCCGGCGATCCAACAGGGTTTGAAAGTTGAAATCGTTTGCGACGAGGACCACCCCGACTACCAGGAGTTAGCGCAAGCCGGGTTGCTGTCCATCGACTACAACTCCGACTGGGCTGGCGCGTTCCAGATCGAGGACAGCCGTGAGGGGTGGGCGGCAGCCCTAGTCGATCTGATCGACACCCACTACCGGGCCGGCGACGTTCACCACAACCGGGTGTTCGACGTATCCCGTGTACGCCCAGCCGGGGCGAAACTGAAAACCTTCGGCGGGAGGGCATCAGGTCCTTTGCCGTTGGCGAAGATGCTGAACGAGATTGCCGGGGTTCTATCTGCCCGTAAGGGGCAGATGCTCGACGGTATCGGGGCAATGGAAATCGACCACGCCATTGCACAGTGCGTTGTTGCCGGCGGGGTACGCCGCTCGGCACGCATGGCAATGATGCACTGGGCTGACCCGCAGATCGAAAAGTTCATCAACATCAAACAGGAATCGCTGTCGCACTGGACAACGAACATCAGTGTCGAAGTTGACGCGAAGTTCTGGTACCAGGCGCAACAAGGTGACGCTTGGTTGGCGTCGAGGGTGTTGAAGGCTATTTCGCGGGGAATGGTCAACAACGGTGAACCCGGCTTCTGGGACAGCGGCCTCTCCAACGTCGGCGAACCCAACCGGGTGGTGTGTACGAACCCGTGTGGTGAAATCACTTTGGAGCCGTGGGAGCCGTGCAACCTGGGGCATGTCAACCTTGCCGGGTTCGTAGACGACAACGGTGAAGTGGACCGTTTGGGGTTGCATCTGGCGCACGAACTGATGACCCGGTTCCTCATCAGGGCAACCTTCTCCGAGGTTGGTGACCCTAAGAGCCGGGAAGTGTTGGATCGTAACCGGCGCATCGGGGTTGGGCATTTCGGTGTCGCCAGTTTCTTGGCTATGACGCACCGCAAATACTCCAAAGCGCCTTCCGATGACAGGTTCATCGGGATGCTGGGTAGCCTCGCAGCGCAGGTCGATGTGGCTGCGGAGGGATTCAGCCACGCTTTGAGAATCCCTGTGCCGGTGAAGAAACGCACCATTGCACCCACCGGGACTATCGCCAAAATGCCAGGTGTGTCTGAGGGTGTTCACCCGATCTTTGCGAAGTATTTCATTCGCCGGGTGAGGTTGTCGAAGGTTGATCCGGAGCAAATGTCGATGGTGGACAAGTACGAGGCTGAGGGTTTCGAGGTTGAGGACGACATGTACGCCGATAACACGGTGGTTGTGTCTTTCCCAACTAAGGACACTTTGGTGCAGGCTGTCACTGACAGGTTCGGTGACGACGCCGAAGAACTCGTTGAGGCTGCCGACGACCTTTCGTTGCAGGCGATGTTGTCATTCCAGGCGTTGTACCAAACGCATTGGGCTGACAACGCTGTGTCTTTCACTGCGAATGTTGATCCGAAGCAGTACAAGCCGGAGCATGTTGAAACACAGTTGAAGGCGTTCGCCGGCCAGTTGAAGGGCTGCACCATATTTCCCGAAGCATCTATGCCTCAAAGCCCTTACGAGCGTTTGACTCGCTGGGAGTACCAGAGCGCCGTCGCTAAACAGGTCAGCGACGGCATTGATGAGGACTGCGCTTCGGGCTCATGCCCGGTGCGCTGAAGTAAAAACACCCAACAAGAAAGGTTATACCCTTGTCCGATTTCCCCTTTGATGATATCGACACCCCCGAAACCACCGCCGACAGCGGTGGTACTTCGAGCCGGCAGGTCCGGTTCACCTTCAAGTCAGGTGCCGGATATGACGTGCCGTGGACCACGGTGGACTACCCCAGTGTGGAGGCGGCTCACGCTGACCTTTCGGTTCCTGAGCGTCAGAAGCAGCTTGCGGAGTTGTTTGAGATTGTGGCGAAAGCGAACGCCGCGTTCATCTCGAAGAACGATGCGGTGAAGCCGGCACCGAAGCCTGGCCAGCCGGCACCGGCTGGGGCGCAGGAACCGCCGGCTGACGCACCGGACTGCCCGCCGGGGTGGACGTTCAAGACCGGGGTGGCGAAGGCTTCCGGTAAGCCCTGGAAGGGATTCTTCCCACCACGCGGCGACGACACCAAGCCGATCTTCTTCTAACCACCTTGACACTAGGAAGGGGAGCCCTTCGGGGCTCCCCTCCTGGGAAGGACACGTATGGACAAAACACCCACGCTGCACACGTTCCTGAAAGAAATCGAAGACCTCATCAGGGAACGCGACGAACTACGCCAGCGGCTCGACACCATGCAGCGTGAGAACCGCCGAAAGCTAACCGCCCGTGAGGTCAAAGAAATCCGAAACCTCGCCAGGGCAAGCACTCTCACACAAAAAGAGATAGCAGACTGCTATGACGTCAACCCGGCAACCGTATCCAGAATCCTCAAGGGGGTGTACCACAAATGAAGCAACACAAAAGGTTAGTGGACGAAACCCCAGTCGTGATTAACGTCGTGGAAACCATCGAGGACTTACAGCCGTTCTTCGAGTTCACCCGGCAACACAAAATCCTTGGGGTCGATTCGGAAACCACCGACCTTCGCATCTACTCCGACGACTTCCGTTGCCGGCTCGCACAGTTCGGCACAGCCGACGAAGCGTGGGTGATCCCAGTAGACAAAGGCGGGGCGTTCCGGCAGGCAACCCGAACGGTGTTGAAACAGTTAGACGGCATGGTGTTGCAGAACGCCTCCTTCGACCTACAGGTCTTCGACAGGTGCGTCGGAGTCCGCATGGAAGAACTCTGGCCCAAAGTCATTGACACCCGCATCCTGGCCCACCTGATCGACCCGCGTGGGGTGTCGGAGGGCGGGCCGGGACTGTCCTTGGAAGACCTCACACGGCACTACATCGACCCCGTGGTGGCCGATGAGGTCAAGGGTTTGATGAATGTGTTGCGGCTGCAACACAAAACCACCAAGGCGCACATCTGGCGTGTGGTGCCGTTGGATGACCCGCAGTACGAACTGTACGCCGGCATGGACCCCGTGCTGGCTTACCGGCTGTACCGCAAACTGAAACCGTTGGTTCCCCGCGAATCCGGTGGGCTCATCAAACAAGAACACAAACTCGCAGAAATCTGCGCGTACATCGAACGCAAAGGATTCCTGCTCGACGTCGAATACACCCGTGAGCTAGCCGAAACCTTCAGGGACACAGAGGAAGCGTTCTCGTGGAAAGCAAGGCAGTTCGGGTGCGACAACATTTTCTCACCGGAGCAGCTAGCGGACACCATCGAGGGCAGGGGTCACACCTTCACTGAGTTCACCCCCACGGGGAACCGCAAGGTGGACAAAGTGTTGTTGGAGCGGCTGTCCAGTCAGGGTGATGAGTTCGCTGAGGCTGTGGTTGAGGCGAAGAAAGCCCGCAAATGGCGAACAACGTGGGTTGACGGGTTTTTGGCTGGGGTGGATTCGGAGGGGCGTTGCCACGCCTCGATCAACCCGTTGCGTGCCAGAACCGCCCGTATGTCGATCACGGGTATCCCGGCACAGACGTTGCCTGCCGGGGATTGGGCTGTTCGCCGCTGCTTCATTTCCGATCCCGGCGAGGTTATGGCTTCGGTGGATTACCAAACCCAGGAGCTACGTGTTCTGGCTGCGTTGTCGGGGGATCAAACAATGATCCGCGCTTTCCAGACCGACGCCGATTTGCACCAGATCACCGCCGACGCATCGGGGGTGGATCGCAAGATCGGGAAGATGGTGAACTTCGCCTACGTGTACGGCAGCGGTGCCGGCAATATCGCGGAGCAGGGCGGCATCGAGGTTGGTGTGGCGAAACGGGTGATCGCCGGGTTCGAGAAACGGTACCCGAAAGTCAAAGAGTTATCCCAAAGTTTGCAACGCAAAGCTGTCGGTGACGGGTTCATCACGACACCGTTCGGGCGCAGGTTGCCGGTGGATAAAGACCGACCGTATGCGGCCCTGAATTACATGGTGCAGTCCACGAGCAGGGATATCACCGCCCAGGCTTTGCTGCGTTTGCATGACAAAGGGGTCACACCGTTTGTGAGGTTGCCGATTCACGATGAGGTTTTGGCGTCGGTGCCGGCGCACAAAGCCGATAGCGCAGCCAAGGTCATTGCACAGGTCATGTCCACCACCTTTAAGGGTGTTCGGATCGGTGCCGATGCTGAGGTAGGCGGCAGGTCATGGGGTTCGCTCTATGGCGCAGATTACTGAAAGGAAAATTATGGAAGCTATTAGTAAGCATTTGAAGATCGCTTCGGAGAGGGCTTCAACTAACCCCGAAGTTTCTTCGGCTAATTCCTTGGCAGCCATTGGGCTGCTCTTACAACAGATCGTCAACGAAAGGGCTAATCATGGATGAGCGGGACTTCTTCGACCACCTGTACCAACTGTGGTCTAAAACCACGCACGCTAAAGACGGGGCGTGGGAAATTGCTGATGACGGTGAACACATTCTGGTGGATGTTGAGTCCACTGATAAGGATGGTTGGGAGCAAACTATCGGGTACGGCATGTATAAGCATGACGCCGATTTCATTACTCAGGTTCATGCGGCGTTGCCTGAGCTTGTTCGCCGCGCTTTGGCCGCTTTTGATGAGGCGGAAAGGGTGGATCAGGACCGGGATGCCCGTGAATGCCGTATTGCCGAATTGGAGTTAGAGGTCATGGAGTTGAAGGCTGATCTGGAAGGGCTGATCGCAGGATGATTGGGATAACCGCACTCGTAGCAGCACTCATTTTAGCCGGGGTAGCTACTTTCGCGTATTTCGGCGGGTATTGGTATCAACTTCTCACAGGTAAGGACGAAGATGAATGATCTTGCGCTAATCGCTGCGGTGGATCAAGCACACGCAGAAGCGGAACAAACCCTCACCGCCCTTATTGGGTGGTGGGGGGAAACCCGCAAGAAAGCTTCTCTGGGTAAAGCGGACGAGGTAGCGGTGTTGACGTTCATGTTGGGTAGCGAAACTGATTACTCCGCGTTGTTGGCTACGGCTGTAATTCGACTTGTAAAGGATGACGAATGAACCATTTCACTTGTAGGCATTGTGAGCAGCGCTCTGTTGACGTTAACCCGTGGTGGCGTATTACCGCTCCGTGGCCGCGCTGCTGCGGATCGGACATGAAGTGGAATGTGTTTGTTCGGTTCGATGACAAACGTGATGAGGAACTAGGTGAGTGAAAGACCGGACTGGGACGAGTACTGGATCGGAGTCGCAAAAGCCGTTTCTGCGCGTAGCGACTGCGAGCGGGACAAGGTTGGTGCTGTGGTGGTTAAGGATCGCCGGGTTCGGGCGACCGGGTACAACGGGGCGGCTGCTGGGAAACCTGGCTGTGCTACATGCCCTCGCCGGCAATCGGGTGTCCCCAAAGACAGTTCCTATGACACCGGGGCGGGGCAGTGCGTAGCCCTGCACGCGGAGATGAACGCGATCATCTACTGCAACCGGGAAGACCTTCCCGGTGCCACGATTTATGTCACCAGGGAGCCGTGTGCTGGCTGCATGAAAATGATTGTTGGTGCGGGCATTGAGTCCGTTGTGTTTCCTACGGAGGTTGGAGATGAGTGAATTACCAGGATGCCCCTGCTCAATCTGTGAAGAGGAATCTACGATGACTGACACACCCCCGCCCAAGCGATGTGACCCGACTTGTGGCCCAGAGGAACACATCGCCGGGTGCCCGAACGATGAGTGACCTCCGCACCCGAATCGCCGAAGCCCTGAAAACAGCCGACAGGAGAGTGGCAGGGTTTATCAGTTACGAAGAACGGGCCGACGCGGTGATCGCGGAACTCGGGCTACGGCAGGAAATCAAAGAAGCCGTGAAAACACCACCGAAACTGACATTCACCCGCTACGTCACCGAATGGGAGGCCGACGATGAAACTGACTGAACTGATCTTAGAACTCCACACGATCATGTTGGAGAAAGGAAACCTGGACGTGTTCATTGATACACCGGACGGCTTCGCAGGCCCAGAAGTCGAATACATGCGTGGGTTTGAAGACCTCTACCAAGAGGGTGTCTATCTTTTTTCATAAAGGGTGACATACGATGTGTCATAGGTTACTGTTTGTGAAATGCGTGTACTAGGCAGAATCCGGTTATCCCGGCTCACAGACGAATCAACCTCCGCTGCACGTCAACGGCAGATCATCGAACAGTGGGCTGACACCCACAACCACGAAGTGATCGGCTGGGCCGAAGACCTAGACGTTTCCGGCTCAGTCGATCCCTTCGACACCCCAGCCCTAGGCTCATGGTTGACACCCGACAAACAACAAGACTGGGACCTGCTGTGCGCCTGGAAGCTGGACCGGCTAGGCCGGGACAGCATAAGGCTCAACAAACTCTTTGGGTGGGCAATCGACAACGGTAAAACCATTGTGTCTTGCTCGGAGGGGATCGACCTCTCCACCCCCGTAGGGCGGCTGATAGCGAACGTCATAGCGTTCCTAGCCGAAGGGGAACTTGAAGCCATACGGGAGCGCACCAAGGCATCCCGTAAGGCTTTGAGACAGGTCGGTAGGTGGCCCGGTGGACCCATCCCCTACGGGCTACAAGCAGCCCCACTAGACGGTGGCGGTTGGACGCTGGTGCATAACCCTGACACGTTGCCGATCCTTCACAGGATCGTCGCCCAGATCGTTGCGGGTAAGCCAGCACCGATGGTGGCCGATGAGTTAAACGCAGAAGGTGTACCGTCCCCCACCGGAGTGCGGTGGCCGGCAAAAACCATACGCAAAATCATTACCTCCAAATACCTCCTGGGTCACACCACCTACGAAGGCAACACGGTTAGGGACAGGGAAGGTAAACCTGTTTACGGTTCAGAGCCGTTGTTGTCTCAAAGCCAGTGGGATGAGTTACAGCGCGCTGTGGAGGAACGCCGTGCAGCCCCGCGCAGGGTTCGTAAAACCTCACCTTTGTTGGGTGTGATCGTGTGTTGGGATTGCGGGGCGAACCTTTACCACCAATGCCATGTGAAAGAAAAGAAAGATTACCGCTACTACTATTGCCCCGGTGGTCACACCGCGCATATTCATGCGGTGTCGGTGGAAGAAATGCTTGCCGACGAGTTTTTAGACGCGGTTGGGGACGGTTTTGTGTCGGAGAGGGTTTATCGGCCTGCTGAAAACCACCAAATCGAATTAGAGGACGCTGTACGCGCCGTAGACGAACTAACCTTGCTTATGGGTACGATCACATCAACCACTATGCGTTCGAGGCTCACAGAGCAAATGACGGCCCTAGATTCTCGAATAACCCTACTGGAAACAATGCCAACACGGGAAGCCGGGTACGAATACATCGAAACCGAAACAACGTACCGGGAACAGTGGGAAACAGCGGACACCGAAGGCAAACGACAACTACTTCTGAAGTCCGGTATCACCTACCGGATCAAACGGATACCGGGCACCCAAGCTGTGCAGTCAGCCATTTTCATCCCCGACGAAATCCTAGACCTCTTAAACGCAAAAAAGCCCCACACCCAATAAGGGTGTGGGGTTTCTTTGCTATTCGGGCTGGAACACAATCTCCCAACCATCCAACCGGGGCTGGGCATCACGCCACTCATCCCCGTTCACGGTATTCACCTTCCAAACAGGCAAACCATTCTCAGCAACACGAACGGCAACAGCGCCCGTTTCAGGGTCCTTCGCAATCGTCCCAACAGGGTCACCTTCCTGAACCATCCGGAACGCGGCAAACACCTGACGCACCTGATCGTCGGACAAACCGACAGCCTCAGCGACAGCAGTCACCACAGCATCCTTCACAACCACACTCACAACTCCTTCATATAAGTCGCAAATGACCCGACAACACCGGGCCTAGCCACACCATTAGGCGCAAACATCCCAAACCCGGTATGCCTGAAAAAGTCACCGAAACTGGACTGACCGCCGGCATCAACCACCGTCAACACCAACGAATTGTTCTCCCAAATGCGGAAAGTTCTTTCCTCAGTAACATCCAAGGTGTAAATGGAACCGTTACGGAAATCGTGGGTAACCGACCCCAACTGGGTGACCTGGCCGGACTTCACAAACCCGATCCTTGCCCTGCGCCATGTGAACCCGGCGAAAATGTAGTCACCGTTGACCTCAGGATTCCACCGGGCATAAATGAAGTTCTCGCTCTGCCCAAACAACTCCTGTGGGGTGGAGATAGTCGCAGACACCTTCAAGAAATCTGAGGGCATCGGGTTCTTCCACGCCGCATACATACCCTTGTTGGTGGTGTCCAGCGCAAGCGTAGGGACGGCGTAGCCGTTCACCACACCCAACGTCCCACCACCAGTGCCCGTGTACCACTGCGTCCACTTCGGACCCAGTGACGGCACATTGTTGGGGTAAGTCTTAAACTCCTCAAGGACCTGGGAGTTTGTTTGCTCTAGCTTCGCTAGACGCATCCCCAAAGTGCCCAAGGTGCCGATAGCTTCGCCAATCGTATTATTGACCTCTGCGACGTTCTCAGGGGTGAAACCGATCTGCTCAAACCACGCATTGAAGCCCTGCACAATAGCGTCGATGACCTTCTGAATCTCATCAGCCACCGGCTGAAAAGTGTCAGTCAACCACTGGTTGAAATCGTCCTCGTTGAACGCACCGGGCAGGTTGGGCCACCACTGCATGATCGTCGCCACGGACGTAGGCACATCCGGAAAGTCGGTGTCCATGTCGGATCCGGGGATGAACCCCTGGAACAGCCGCAGAACCTCCAAAGGAAGCTGCAACAGTTTGTCTTGGAACAGGAACTCGGCGTTAGCCTGGTTCGCTACCGGCCCATGAATAATCATGGCGATATCGTCCTCGGTCAGCGTCGAACCATACTGCCACGGCCCACCACCAACCTCATACGCATA